CACAATTGGTCAACTTGGAGACGGAACAATCACAAATAGATCATCTCCAGTTCAGGTTGGTTCGAGTTCATGGACCGCCGTATCTGCTGGCGGCAGCCATGTGGCTGCTATTCGTTCAGACGGCGGCTTGTTTACATGGGGAGGTCACACACAAGGTCAACTTGGTCATGGATTGACTTTACTGGTTCCCCTGTCTTGGACCGTTGTATCTGCTGGCCGACTCCACACTGCTGCTATTGATTCAAATAATAGACTATTTACATGGGGCCGAAACACGCACGGGCAACTCGGTGACGGAACAACCACGCATAGATCATCTCCAGTCCAGATTGGTTCGAGTTCATGGATCGCTGTAGATGCGGGCGGCAGCCATACGGTTGCTATTCGTTCAGACGGCGGCCTGTTTGCATGGGGATATAATGGAACTGGTCCACTTGGAGACGGAACAAGCACAAATAGATCATCTCCAGTTCAGATTGGTTCGAGTTCATGGACAGCCGTATCTGCCTCATCAAGGCGCAGCGCTGCTATTCGTTCAGATGGTGGCTTGTTTTCGTGGGGACACGGCACCAACGGGCAACTCGGTGATGGAACGAGCGGCACCAATAAATCATCTCCAGTTCAGATTGGTTCGAATTCATGGATCGCTGTAGATGCGGGCGGCCCTTATCGCGGTTATCATAGCGCTGCTATTCGTTCAGATGGTGGATTGTTTACATGGGGACTTAATAATAGGGGCCAACTCGGCGACGGAACAATCGTGAATAAATCATCTCCAGTTCAAATTGGTTCGAGTTCATGGACGGCTGTGGCTGCTGGCAGCTATCATAATTTAGCTATTCGTTCAGATGGCGGCTTGTTTGCGTGGGGATATAGTGGAACTCGAGGCGTGATCGGAGACGGAACAACCACGAATAGATCATCTCCAGTTCAGGTTGGTTCGAGTTCATGGACAGCTGTGGCTGCTGGACATGAGCACTCTGCTGCTATTCGTTTAGGCGGTGGATTATTTACATGGGGGTATCAGAGGAGGGGCCGGCTTGGCAATGGTGTTAACAGCTCCTCTAGTATTTCATCTCCAGTCCAGGTTGGTTCGAGTTCATGGGCCGCCGTATCTGCTGGAGGAACCCATACGGCCGCTAGAGGCTCAAATGCGATCGTGTCTTTATGGGGCCATGATTTCTATGGACAACTAGGCAGAGGTATTGGAGGCTATTATCAGACTTCGACTTCTCCTGTACAACTAGGTGGTGGTAGCGTTCTATTAAATCTTAGTTCTCCAGTTCAGGTTGGTTCGAGTTCATGGACCGCTGTATCTGCAGGCGCAGGAGCGTTTACGGCTGCTATTCGTTCAGATGGTGGATTGTTTACATGGGGATTTAATAATTATGGTCAACTTGGAGACGGAACAACCGCGAATAGATCATCTCCAGTTCAAATTGGTTCGAGTTCATGGACCGCCATATCTGCTGGCAGCGGCCACATTTTAGCTATTCGTTTAGGCGGTGGCTTGTTTGCGTGGGGCAGCGGCAACATAGGTCGGCTCGGTGACGGAACAACCACGAGTAAATCATCTCCAGTTCAAATTGGTTCGAGTTCGTGGTCTGTTGTTTTAGCTTCCGGCGGTGCAGTTTCACTTGCTATTCGTTCAGATAACATATTATTTGCATGGGGCCGGGGTGCCACCTATGGCTCGCAAGGCGTCGGTGATAGGATTGCTAGATCATCTCCTGCACAGGTTGGCGGTATTCCAGGAAATTTCGATATATCATCTCCGATTCAGGTCGGTACAAGTTCATGGACAGCTGTGGCTGCTGGCACCTATCATGTGGCTGCTATTGATTCATATTACAAACTATTTACATGGGGCAGAAACACAGGTGGTCAACTCGGCGATGGAACAACCACGGATAGATCATCTCCAGTCCAGATTGGTTCGAGTTCATGGACGGCTGTGTCTGCTGGCCTCAGCCATACGGTTGCTATTCGTTCAGACGGCGGCCTGTTTGCATGGGGCGCCGGGCCAGACGGCTCGTTCAGCAGCAGAGGTCAACTTGGAGATGGAATATTATTTTCATCCAGATCATCTCCAATTCAAATAGGTACGAATTCGTGGACTATAGTATCTTCTGGGGGTCGTCACACCGCCGGTATAAGTAACAATTTGTTGTATACGTGGGGCGATGGCACCGGGGGTCAACGGGGCGACGGAGCGACGACATCGCAAATAGCGTCTCCATCATTGGTAGGAAATAACAATGTGGCAGCTGATAACAGAAGTTCTCCCGTACAAGTGGGCACAAGTTCTTGGACAGCAGTATCTTGTGGCAGAGACCATGCTGGAGCTATCACTTCAAATAGTAAGTTATATGCATGGGGCACTAATACCTACGGCCAACTGGGTCAAAATAATATAGTGTCTAGTTTAACGCCAGTACAAGTAGGAACAAGATCCTGGACATTATTTTCTGCGGGTGACCGCAGGAGCATCGCTGTATAAAAAAGAGGTAAATATATATGCATTTGATTGATCAACAACTTAATTTAATGATTCGTGGTTATTTTGATGATGCCTGGAAAATCTCAGAAGAATTACAACAAGTTCTACCTGACGATCCTAGAGCGAAATTTAATAGGGGCTGGCATTTAATCCACCAAGGTAAACTAGTAGAAGGATTCCAGCTGCTCGAGTACGGCAGGGATTTGAATGTTTACGGGGCTCCTAAAATTAATACAACAAAACCTATTTGGGATCAAAGTGATTTGAATAAAAAGATTGTAATTATTAATATGGAAGCTGGATATGGAGATAATATAATTTATGCTCGCTATGCGACTGAAGTCTGGAGAAGAGGAGGCACATGCATTCTTTGCTGCGATAAAAACCTTCATTCATTGTTCATGAGAATACCAGGCGTTTCTAACTGTATCACTTTAAATGAAGTGTCCCACACATATCATGATTTTTGGATACCATCATTTAGTTGTAGTTGGTTGTTCAATCATACTTTTGAAACTTTACCAAACGATCCATATATTTTTGCGCGCAGCGAGAGCGTTCAAGTGTGGAAAAGTATAATCAATACAAAGAAAAAATTTAAGATAGGCATCCGCTGGAGTGGCAATCCACAATTTGAACACCAGCAGTTTAGAATTTTCCCTCCCGAAAAGTTAATTAATCTTTATAAAGATAATCCACACATACAGTTTTATTCTCTACAAAGAGATAATGACCTTTTTGAATTGCCAGAAGAAATTATTGATTTAAATCACCTTTTAATTTCTTGGGAAGACACCGCGGCATGTATCGAAAATCTCGATCTTGTTATTACTTCTTGTACGAGTATTGCTCATTTGGCATCTGCGATGGGTATACCCACTTGGGTTATTGTACCACTATTACCTTATCATATTTGGGCATATGGAGGTGATCACTCACCGTGGTATAGCACCAATACAAAGGTGTTAAGACAGAAAAAATTCGGAGAGTGGGATGAGCCTTTTGAAATATTGAAACAAGAACTTGAAACGCTTTTCAAGCCTAATATAAATAAAACGGAAGTTGAAGAAATTGATATTACTTTGTAACATTTGAAAGGATTACTATGAAAACACTAAACTTTATTGCTGGTCTTCCGAGATCTGGTTCCACTCTAATTAGCAACATTCTAAAACAAAATCCTAAAGTTTATTCAGAGGCTGTTAGCTCTCTGTCAGCAATTATGGGCAATGTCGCTTATAACTGGGAATCACTGGAGCCTAATATTGAATATCCTAACTATGAAGCCAAGAAGGGAGTTCTGAAGTCTATACTTGAAGGTTATTATAGTCATATAGATAAACCCATTATTTTCGACAAGGATCGTGGTTGGGTTTCTTTGATACCTATTGTTGAAGAAGTACTTCAGAAACAAGTTAAAATTCTAATATGTGTGCGTAACCCAGCAGAAATTGTAACATCCTTCGAACGTCTTAGATCAAACAATCCATTGTTTTCCACAAGCCTTGATCGTAGCATGGGTGCATCTTCTATAGCTAACAGAGCATTCTTTTATGCTGGACCGGATGGTCCGTTAGGGCGCGCCCACACTTCTATTAAGGATGCAATAACAATGGGGTATCTTGATAGATTCCTATTTGTTGATTATAATCGCTTCTGTGGTAATCCGAAAAGTCAAACACAAAGAATTTATGATTTTTTCGAATTGCCTGAGTTTGAACATAATTTCAAGAAAATTGAACAACATGAAATTTATAATGACCACGGTGTTGGGTTGCCAGATCTACACAAAATTAAGTCCGAGGTTTCGAAGACATCCGTAAACTGTGTCAAGTATATAGGGCTCGATCTTTTTGAACAATATAATCGTGAAATTTTTTGGAATGCTTGGATTTAAAAATGCACTCTTTATATAAGAGCTATAATAGAGATGTATTTAATACATACATCATACATCTACCTATGCATCGCAAATCACTCGAAATGGCAGAAAGATGTCTTCAGACATGCAATAGTGTTGGCCAAAAAGCTGAACTCTTTGAAGGTTTTGATGGCACAGATGGAGATAAAGAGAATATTAAAATTCCTGTTTCTTTAAAAAACCAAAGCTGGTTAAAATGGTTGAAAGTAACAGATCATTTCCAAAGTGCATCCGAAATTGCTGTTAGCTTAAGTCATATCGCCTTATGGGTGAAGTGTATGGAAGTCGACGCTCCAATAGTTATTTTAGAACACGACGCTGTAATGGTAAAGCCATATAAAATACACAAATATTATAATGCTATATCATATCTAGGTTCGAAAGAACAACTGAGTGTTGATTCATTGCCTACAATCCCGGCACACAGTTCAATTAATAAGAATTGGAATTTTATAAATCGAGCGCATGCGTATTGCATCGATCCATCGACTGCAAATAAACTTTTTGTAAATGTTTTAGAAAGAGGTATCTTTGAATCTGCGGATGTGATGATTATGTGTGACAGTGTGGCTATAATCCAAGATGGATTTTATGCTTTCGATAAAGATGACGGATTTACTACGCAACGCCAACGTAAAGGCATTAATGATCATAGATCTATGGAGAATGAATAATGAAAGTGGAATCTACAAAATTAAATATCGGGTGCGGTTTCCGCAAACTAAACGATCATTGGAATGTTGATTCAGAAGGTAAATGTAATCCCGATCAGATTATGGATCTCGAAACAATTCCGTGGCCATACGAAGATGACAGTTTCGAGAGAATTACTGCCCACCATATCTTGGAACATCTTGGTCAAGATCCTAAAGTTTTTCTTAATATTTTAAAAGAAATGTACAGAGTTAGTTCTGATGGTGCAGAGTGGCACGTCGAAGTACCGCACCATCGTTGCGACATTGCATGGGATGATTTTACTCATGTAAGAATGATAACAGCAAAAACGTTTAAGATGTTTGATCAAAAACATAACTATGAAATCATCGAAAGAGGTTTTGGAGAAAGCACATTCGGTATTCATAACGATATGGATTTAGAAATCGTCGATGTAAATTATGACATAGTATCGTTCTGGCAACAACAATTAAATGACGGAATGCTTGGTAGCTCGGAATTAAACGTTAAACTTAATACGTTGAATAACGTCGCCGAAACAGTAAGCATTTTTATTAGGGTCCATAAACCAGGAAGATTTGAACATCTAATTAAATAGTATTGAGATACTGTTCAATCGTAATAGCATTAGTGAATGGTACGTCGGCACAAGTATAGAACTGATATTTTCCCTTAAGATGCTCTGGAAAAGGAACTACGCGAACTCTAGCGTTGTACTTCTCTGCGATAATATCAGCAACTTGAGAGAATGTATACGTCTTACTTGTGCCGACGTCGTATATGCCTGATGGACGATTGTCTTCCAAAAGAACGCGACACACATCATCAACACAAATAAAGTCGCGACGTCCATCACCTTCTTTTTCGAAGGTGATAATTTCACCAGTCTTTTTGGCCTGTTCAATAAACTGATAGATGGGTGAAGCTTGGCTGCCCTTGCGATTCTCACCATCACCATAGACGTTAAAGAAGCGATAGCCACGAACGAGTGTAAAGCGTTTCATGTTATCCTTGACCCACATATCGACCGTCGCTTTTGACATAGCGTAATAGTTCAATGGATTAATATGTCCTGGAACGTTACCATATACTGAAGCCGATGAAGCATACGACACTGGAATTTTATGCTCAATGCACCACTCGAATAAATCAATTGAAGCTTTTATGTTATAAGTGTAAATTCTATCTAAATTAGTTTCGGTTGTTGATGATATAGCACCGAGATGATATACGTGTTTAACTAATTTAGGATCACTATCATGATAGTGATCGTAAGTATCAATTTCTGTAGTAGCAACGAACTCATCCGGATGCTTTGCTTGAATGTGCTTTAAAAGATTCTTGCCAATAAATCCTTTTACACCTGTGACTAAAATCATCTCTGCGAATCTCCTGGCATTACTCGATAGTTATCCTCTACGCTATCTGGTGTTGACACTTCTAAAATAGTACCTGATTCGAGACATATAATTCTATGTGGAACGAGAGCTTCGTTGTGCCATGTGTCACATGTGCGTAACGTCTTTTGATGTATCTTTGCATTCGTTGTATCAATCCACTCGACGACAAACTTACCGCTTATCACGTACCACGACTCAATCTTCTCTGCATGAAAGTGCATAGAAAACATTGATCCTGCATTAAAATGAAGAAACTTTGAGCAATACTTATCATTGGTGATCCAGATCTCTTCTGAACCCCAACCTTTCTCTACTTCACCAAACAATCGCATTTATTTTCTCCACAATACCAGTAGTCGAAAAACCTTCTACATAAGGAACAATCACAACACGAGCCAAATCATTACCCACAACTTCATTAGGATTATAATCGCCGCCCTTAACAATAATATCTGGTTTAATCTGCTTTATCAAATTATGTGGCGTATGTTCGTTAAAGATATGAATCTCATCAGCAATACCCAGCCTTTGCAAAGCCTTTAGTCTTTCGACCTGATCAAAGATAGGACGATTAGGTCCTTTAAGATGTTTAGTAGAATCGTCTGAATTCAGACCAATAATCAACTTCGTACCTAATGCTTTTGCCTGCTGTAGATAGATAACATGGCCCGGATGAAGTACATCAAAGCAGCCGTTTGTAAATACAATAGTCTCGAGATCTTCTCGCTTAAGTGCATATGTACCAACATGTTCTACAGACTTAGTAGCTCCGAGTACAGCAAGTTCTAAGCATGTTTTATAGTCGTATTGTTTTACAAGACCATATACAAACGCCGCAAGAAAGCAATCACCAGCTCCTGTAACATCATTTACATCTACTTTTTGTACTAGTACATTATATGACGTTTTATCAATACAGGCAACTACATTTTCGCCTGCAGCCGTTTTTATTATGCTGCCTGACCACTTATCGAAACCATACTTATGGTATTCATGGCCATTAGGTTTGACAAGCCAGGCGCCGGTGTAATGAGCATACATTCTCTTAGGATCGACTATTACCTTGCAACCAAATTTGTTTAGGTGTTCAATAATACTATGAACCTCATCCAGAACTCCCTTTGCATAATCACTTAAAATTATGTATGTATACTGAGAGAAGTCTATTGCTTGAATTTGAGCGAGTACAGCAAGACCATCTGTAATATGATCGTCGTCAACACGAGCGATATGTGTAGTATCAGATATAACGCGAGTCTTTACGCAACGTGGATTACTAAAGTCAAGTAGATCTACATCTACACCTAAACTTTTTAGATTTTGATATAGATTACCCGCTCCACCAAGTGAATCTTCGATACTGGTTTGCTTTAATATTGGAATAGGGGCTTCAGGAGAAAGCCTGTCGGCAGTACCGTAAATATAACGATCAACAATAACATCGCCAATGACACAAACTTTCATAGCACCGACCTCATAATAAATGTAATACCATATTTATGTCCATATAAATAATTTGTGTTTATGGTCAATCTTTCAGAAGAGTGTATCTTTAAATCCACTTTGTTCCATGCCTTGAACTATATTTTGTTTCAGGATCGTATGATGCGAAATCTTCATAACGAGGATCTCCCGGTTCTGCTCTCTTACCGATGCTATACTCGCCAATATGATTGACGATGTTATGGCCTTCTTCGGTCTTCAGCTTACACGTCTGCATGTTAAGTTGTCGTAATGATTTTGCTACAACATACTCGCTCAAGTTCTTTTCGCCTACTGATTCGGCATGTGGAAGATCTACGATTGCTCGAGGAAACACACTCGACAGACTCCAGAAATATGCTTCAGAAAGCTCTCCTCGATATTTCCCGAGCGTAATGTCTGTTTCATAAGCCTGTGTTTCTTCTTCAGAGTCATACCACTTTTGGCGTGTCAAACATACCTGAGAAATGTTCATGTTATCTTGAAGAATCTGAATCATCTCGAGAATCTTAATTGGATGATTAAATGTGACGTCATCCTCTGACAGATACACATAATCATAATTTCGTTCTTTCAAGAGTTCGAAGGTTCGATTCCATACGTACGGCAAACCCATGTTTTGCTGATGTAAGAAGATTTCAGTAAAGCCAAAATGCTTAGCTAATTGAAACATCGTACCGTCATGACGACCTTTTGGCATATCATCGAAAAAGATGCCTTCGACTTCACATCCTTCAAAGTCTAACATGGCTCGCTGAGATTTCAATGTAGGAATCAAATACTCGAGTCGATTCGTCGACCAAATTACTTTACAAACTTTCATCGCACTTGCTCCGTATCAAAGAAGAACGTCTGAAACAAACGTCCATCATACAAGTCTTTGCCAAAATAATCTAAACTGGCATGGAAGAGATCTCCGCTATAAAGAATCAAGCGATTGTACTTGTTACCTACGATATCGACTTTATCCCACTTTGTATAGTCGTATGCCTCGTGCTCGTTCTTTGGAGCTCGGTACTCTCCTGTTTCTTTATGTCGAAACATTCCTGTGCCAGCGGTATGCGGAGCATCTGGTGACAAGTAGCATACGCCAGCCCACATACTCGTATGATCACAATGAATCCACGTTCGATCCATAGCTGTTGCGTATTGAAAAGCGCCTGTGTATCCTGAATCTTCGTACCAATTCGAAATCTTTCCAATTGGATTCATCCAATGCTGAATGCAGTCCTTGACGTCTTGTGTCAAGAATGAAAGTGTTCGTTTTCCTGGATAGTTGCCCGTGACGCTAAAGTCTTGAGTCAAAGCAAAGGCTCTGACGGAGTCGGGATTGATATAAAAGTTATCGATAATCATCAAGTCTAAGTTCATAATGTTTCAAGTCCTCATGCTGTACTCGTTGTATTTATATTGCTTATAAATAACTAAAGGATAAATATAGTAAAAGAGGGTATTCGATGGCAACTCCTACTACAAAAGCGACATTTAAAGAGTATTGCCTTCGGAAGCTCGGCAAACCAGTCATTGAAATCAACGTCGACGATGATCAGGTCGATGATCGTATCGACGAAGCGATTCGTTACTGGTATGACTATCACTTTGATGGTTCAGAAAAAATATACTATAAGCATGCAATCACTGACACTGATGTCACAAACAAATATATTACTCTTCCAGAAAATATTATCGGTGCAGTTAGCGTCTTCTCGATGGGAGATCCTTCGATAAGCTCTGACGATCTTTTCAATATTCGTTATCAAATAGCTCTGAACGATATTTATACTCTCACAAATGTATCTCTCGTTCCATACTACATGGTCATGGAACATCTTGCACTCATGACAGAACTTTTAGTCGGCAAACAACCAATTCGCTATTCTCGCCATAAAGATCGATTACATGTCGACATGGACTGGAACACAGTTGCCGTCGGTTCATTTTTACTTGTTGAAGCTTACGAAGTCGTCGATCCAGAAACTTATACAGATGCATATAACGATCGTTGGCTTCAAAACTATGCCACGACTCTCATTAAAGAACAGTGGGGTTCGAATCTTACGAAGTTTACTGGCATGACTTTACCCGGTGGAGTACAGTTTAACGGAGAGAAAATCTATAATGACGCGGTCGACGCAAGAACTAAGCTGGAACAAGAAATGATTTCATCTTATTCCCTTCCGGTTCTTGATATGATAGGTTAACCCTGTGACAACCAATTTCTATTTCAATAACTTTACGAATAGTCAAGAGCAGATCTTAATCGAGGATCTTGTTCTCGAATCTATTCGTATGTACGGGCATGATGTCTTCTATTGCCCACGTACGATAATAGAAAAAGATGAAATATACGGAGAAGATGCATTATCACAATACAACAGTAACTATTTAATTGACATGTATATTCGCAGTTACGAGAGTTATGAAGGTGACGGGCAGTTCTTGTCAAAATTTGGTCTTGAAATTCGTGATCAGGTTACATTTACTGTCTCTGTTCGTAACTTTATGGATGAGATTGGCAATCTCGAGTCGATTGATCGTCCACAAGAAGGAGATTTAATTTATCTTTCAATGGCAGATCGTTTGATGTATGTCAAGTATGTGAATAAAACTCCTGTCTTTTATCAGATGGGATCTATTCAGATGTATGATCTCGTTTGCGAGATGTTTGAATATAGCGGTGAGAAGTTGAATACGGGTATCGATACTATCGATAACATTCAAAGAACTCTTAGTTTGGCTCTCGACGTATATGGAATTATGACAACAAGCGGTTTTCTTCTGAGTACACAAGAAGGAGCTCCTATCATACAAGGTGGCTACAACTTTAGTACACAGGCTGGTGATTCTTTCGAAGATAATACCGAACTTGAAACAGACGGCGATAGTATTCTTGATTGGACACAAGTTGACCCGTTTAGTGAAGGACAAGTCTAAATGTTTGGAAGAACGTGGAATCACGATAGTCTAAGAAAATACATCATTGTGTTTGGTACTGTCTTTAATGATATCTATATCAATCGACTGAGCGCGACTGGAGAAGTACTTCAGACTCTGAAAGTTCCTCTGACATATGGACCAAAAGAAAAAGTGCTTGCCCGACTCGATCAAAATCCAACCATGGATAATCAAGTTGCGATTGTTCTTCCTCGAATCTCTTTTGAAATGACATCGCTCGAGTATGATCCTACTCGTAAGTTAAACACTCTAAATAAACTCACAAAGCAATCTGCAACTGCTGGTACTGACGATGAAGTCAAGTATCAGTATCAACCAGTTCCATATGACATGCAATTCGAGATGAGCATCTTAGTCAAGAACTCCGAAGATGGTACAAGAATCGTAGAACAGATCGTGCCTTATTTTACGCCTGCATTTACTGTGAGTGTCAATGTTGTACCAGAAGTCGACAGTGCTCGTGATATTCCTATCGTTCTGAATAGCATCTCTTCGCAAGATCAGTATGAAGGCAACTTCGAACAAAGAAGAGCAATGATTTGGACACTTAGCTTTACATTAAAAGGCTACCTATATGGTCCATCGAAAAAATCAAAATTAATTAAACTCGCAGAAACAACATTCAGACTTCCTGAAGATGTCGCGATTGGAAACACTACCAACACATCGAATACGATCGTAGTCGCTTCTCGTCCTGGACTCACGGCGAATGGAGTTGCTACGAGCAATGTTGCTGCAAGTATTGCTTATGATGAAATTATAAGTACAGATAACTATGGCTTTATCAATACAATTACTGAGAATATCTAATGAAAAATGATCTTGATAAATTTTTAAACATCGCCTCAGGCGAAACTCTTCCAGCTGTGATTGAAAAAAAGATTACTACGCAAGTAAATGCAGACTTTGAATTTGCTCGCGAGAATATGATGGAAGTCATTAATAAAGGGCAAGAAGCTCTCTTCGATCTAATGGATGTGGCGAAACAAAGCCAGCATCCAAGAGCATACGAAGTACTTGCTGGAATGATGAATACGATGGTTGGAGCAAGTAAAGATCTTCTCGATTTACAAGTCAAAAAGAAAAAACTGATGGAAGATGATCCAACTGCTACAGCTCAACAAGTCACAAACAATCTTTTTGTTGGTTCGACTGCCGAATTACAAAAATATCTAAAGCGGCATAAAGATGGCGAGTGAAAATTACTTAGGTAATCCCCGATTAAAGAGAGCCGATACAAAAGTCGAGTATACTCCTGAGCAAGTTTCCGAGTATATCAAGTGCTCTGATGATCCTCTTCATTTCATCTTAACTTACTGTAAGATCGTCAACATCGACAAAGGTCTGATTATGTTCCCGCTCTGGGAATTTCAAAAAGAAATGATTCTTGCATTCGAAGAGAATCGATTTGTCATCTGTAAGATGCCTCGTCAGGTCGGTAAAACGACGACAGTTGCCGCATATCTACTATGGAAGATCATATTCAACGAAGAATATTCGATCGCTATTCTGGCCAACAAAGATAGGCAAGCAAGAGAAATCCTTGGCCGTATTCAGTTGATGTTCGAGCATCTTCCGAAATGGCTTCAGATGGGCGTGACAGAATGGAATAAGGGTAACATTAAGCTCGAGAACGGATCAGAAATCCTTGCCTCGGCGACCTCATCTTCTGCGATTCGTGGTACTTCTCAGAATATGGTATATCTCGACGAGTTTGCCTTCGTTCCGACCAACATTCAAGACGAGTTCTTCGCCTCTGTTTATCCTACCATTTCATCTGGACAAAGTTCGAAAGTTTTAATTACTTCGACACCGAACGGTATGAACATGTTCTATCGTATCTGGACCGAGTCAGAAGAAGGTCGCAATGCTTATGCGCGTGTCGATGTTCACTGGTCACAGATTCCTGGTCGTGACGAGGCATGGAGAGAAGAGACGATCAGCAATACGTCTGAAGATCAGTTCAGACAAGAATATGAGTGTGAGTTCCTCGGTTCTTCGAATACTCTAATTCATCCTACAAAGCTTCGTAATATGGTTTATAAACAACCGATTGCTCAAGCAGATGGCGGATTGAAGATCTACGAAGATCCAGAGAAAGATACAATCTATGCCATCGTAGTTGATACTGCTCGAGGAGCTGGCGCCGACTATTCTGCTTTCATTGTCGTCAACGTATCGACGATGCCATATCGACAAGTCGCTGCGTTTCGAAATAATCTAATATCTCCATTGATATATCCAAACATTATCTATGGTGCTGCAGTCAAATATAATGATGCTCTTGTTCTCGTCGAAACAAATGATATTGGTCAGCAAGTTGCTGACATCTTACACTACGATCTTGAATATGACGGAGTTTTAGTGACTGCAAATAACGGCAGAACAGGGCAAAGTTTATCAGGAGGTTTTGCTACCACTACACACTACGGAGTGAAAACATCAAAGCAAGTCAAAAGAATTGGATGTGCTACTCTCAAGACTCTTGTCGAATCTGACAAGTTTTTAATTTATGACTATGATACTATCTATGAATTAAGCCGTTTCTCACTCAAGAACACCTTAAAAGGTAATCAGTCTTACGAAGCAGAAGATGGTAATGATGATATGGCGATGTGTTGTGTTCTCTTTGCTTGGTTGACTACACAACCATATCTGAAAGAAATTACAAATATCGATATTCGTATGCAAATCTATGAGCAAAATGAGAAGATGCTCGAACAACAAATGCTACCGTTTGGATTGATGAGTACGGGCGATGACGTCCACGATGAAGAAGTCAATGAGTCATTATTTGATGGTGGACCGAAAAATGATTTTTGGGTGGCGCAAAAGCGCGGGTTTTTTGAAGGAAATTTTTAATATGAAATTAAATACACAATTGCCTCAAATACCACAATTTATTGAAGTTATAAATAAAGTAAATACAACTTATATGACTAACCTTTAAAGGGAGATAACAATGGCGTTTCAAGTCAGCCCAGGAATCAATGTTTCTGAAATTGATCTTACAACTACTGTTCCAGCACTTGCGACTACGGTCGGAGGTTTTGGCGGAGTATTTCGTTGGGGTCCAGTCGGAAAGTTCGTTCTTGTAGATTCAGAAAATACACTCGCAAGTCGCTTTGGTAAACCAACTTCGGACAACTACGAAACGTTTTATACAGCTGCAAACTTCCTTTCTTATGGAAATGCGCTGTATGTATCGCGTGCAGGAACTACTACAGGTTTTGCTAACACTTCAACCATCACGCTTGATTCAGATACATCACTTGCAGCCAATGGTACTGCTCTTGGTCTTACAGCCGGTCTTCTTGTACAGGGTGATGGCATTGCTGAAGATACATTCGTAACAGCGGTGACAAACTCTGCTATTACATTGTCGAAAGCAGCTACTACAAGTTCTTCAGCTCTGATTTCATTCTTTGCTAATAGTCGCGTTTTATCTGCTTATGCTGGTAACACAGCGACAGTCGTTGCATCGAACGTCGTAGTAAGAAACTCTGAAGAATTCGAAAATAAAGGTGCAGCAAATGCAACTTTCGCTGGAACAGAGTTTGTAGCTCGTTATCCGGGTGCTCTTGGTAACTCGCTGAAGGTTTCAATGTGCGATAGCGCAACGCAGTTTTCTGAAACGGTAGTATTTGAAACTAATACCACTTACGGTTCAACAACTGCAAATACATATGCTCTTGCAGATCTTACAAGTGCTACGATGTCGATCACCGTAGGCAGTAACACTGCTAACGTCGTGTTTGTATGGTCGGGAGACGATTTCGCAGATCGCGTAGCAGCTGCTACGACAGCACGAACAGTTGGATCGAATGGCGTATCAGCTAACTTTATCTCTTTGGCAACTGCAAATACACTCTTTACGAACGGTGACGCAGTATGGTATGCAAAGGGAGCTTCTTCGACTGCGAATAGCATTCAAGGTCTATCAGAAGGTACATCGTACTTTATTATCGCAGCTAATACTACTGGGTTTTCTCTGTCGCTTTCTTCTGGAGGATCTGCAGTTGCTATTTCGAATGGCGCTGCTAACTCAGACGTATACTTCACGAAGCAATCGGCGACCGATCTTGGTCTTACGCTCGATCAAGCACGTCTCGCAGTCACAGCAGTAAAAGATAAGATTTCTGTAGGTGACTACGTTGAAGTTGGTAATACAACGGTTGGCAAGCAGAATATGAGAGTCGTTTCAGAAGGTGCACAAACCGATGATGGTACAAACATCTTCTTTAACATCGTTTTTGATTCAACTTGGAACAAGTCGACCAACTTTAGCGGTACTTCACTGAAACGCCAGTGGGAATACTTCAATGTTGTAGAATCTGCCCCCGGCGTATCTTCATCAATGACAAACGCCGGCCGTACTATTACTGATGAAGTTTCAGTAGTTGTAGTTGACGAAGACGGTCTGATCAGCGGAACACCTGGTCAAGTTCTTGAAA